AAATGGGATGGTGCTCCTGCCATAGTGTTTGGTACTAATCCTGAGAATGGTAAGTTCTTTGTGGGCACCAAGTCCGTCTTTAACAAACGTAAAATTAAAATTAATTATAGTCATGAGGACATTGATCAGAATCATCAAGGCACTGTCGCTGACATTCTTCGGTTGGCTCTTGATCACCTTCCTCGTATCAATCGTATTATCCAAGCTGATTGGATCGGTGTCGGTGGGGGCAATGTTTATTGTCCTAATACTATTCAGTATAAGTTTGCCACTCCGATTTTTCAACAAATTATTCTAGCACCTCATACAGAGTATACGGAACTTAGTCCTACTGCTGAGGGTAAGATAGGAGTTAGTCTTGAATCTACTCCTGGTTGCTACTTTGTTGATACTAATAATGCTGTAGTAGAACCACCTTTAGGATGGAGACACCTAGCAAAGATACTACCTACACTTCTAGTCGCAAAGGTTCCACAATCCCGCACCGAAATAGCAAAACATATCAATTCATTTATACGACAAGGTACTCTTCCGCATCCTCAGGAAATGTATGATACATTAGATGCTAAATATAAGGGAGAAGTTAATGTGAGTACCTTTAAGGTATGGCACAAAATCTTCCAACTGAAACAGCGTCTACTCGATGCGATTGTTGTAAATGGAAATGTTGAATGTTACATCGATGGAGAATCTTCTCAACATGAGGGGTTCGTTACGGTTTCAACCAATCCTTACAAAATTGTAGATCGATTGACCTTTAGTAGAGCAAACTTTAACCTTAGTAAGAATTGGCAGAATGAAAAAGTTCAGTGCTTTCCTAACTGAAGCCGAAAGATCCTTCGCTTCCAAAGAAGCAGAGAAATTAAAACTTAAGCATGTAGGGTATGGTAAGTATGCCGATATAAATGGCAACGTTACTCACTTGTCTAAGGACGGTAAACTAATAAAGGTTTCTGCCCAACAAGCAGCAGGAGCAACACAGCAAAATGGAGGAGAAGAAACTGGAAGCGGCGAGGGTCAGGTCGATCAAGGTAGCATATCTGTTACATTTGGAAGATTTAATCCACCTACTGTTGGACATGAGAAACTTTTAAACAAGGTGTCTCAACAGGCAAAATCTACTGGAGGAGAGTATAGAATATATCCGTCTAGATCTGAAGATCCTAAGAAGAATCCTCTTGATGCAGGAACTAAAATTGGATTTATGAAGCAAGCATATCCTGATCATGCTAATGCTATTCAAAACAATGAAGATATGAGAACTATCTTTGATGTGTTGACAACCCTTGATGGTGAAGGATATAGTTCAGTAAATTTAGTAGTTGGTGGTGATAGGGTTAGTGAGTTTAATAGTCTTGCACAGAAATACAACGGAGATATATACACATTTGATGAGATCAATGTAGTTTCTGCGGGAGCAAGAGATCCAGATGGTGAAGGTGTGGAGGGTATGTCTGCATCTAAACTTCGTAAGGCAGCAGCAGAAGATGATTTTGATTCCTTTACTAAAGGAATGACAAAAAGTTTAGGTAAAGATGGTACGGAAAAGTTATACACAACTTTACGTCAAGCAATGCAAGTAGAAGAATTTGGTGACGATTTTGCTGAAGCATCATATTATTTGTATGAGATTGCTCCTAAGTTAGATCCTCAAGGTCTTCGTGAAGCATATTTTAATCAAAATTTATTTGAGGTAGGAAGTCTTGTCGAAAACACAAACACAGGGATCGTTTCTAAGGTTGTTAGTCGTGGTAGCAATTACGTCATCTCTATTGATGAGCGTGATGGTATCTATCGTTCTTGGTTGAAAGACTTAGTAGAAGTAAATGACATTAAGTATTTTAACTGGAAACCTGCTGGTGAGGTTGGTACAGATCAACTTGACAATTATGTTAGAAAATTAACTCCAGGTGAATTCATTCGCAAGCTAAATAAAAGGGACAAGACTTCATCATAAAATGTTAGACACCAACAGATCACCTCTACCAGACATGACCGATGCATATCGGGAAATATTAGAGAAGACTAAAAAGAAAGATCCTCGCTGGCAGGATGATGACTGTGATGGTAAGTGGTATGAAAAAAGTGATGTAGATGGTAAGACATCTAAGAGGGAGAAGAAAGCAAAAGAGAAAGCATATTCTGAAGAGGTTGAAACAACAGAGGGAAAAAAGATTAAGGTAGTAAAGTCTCGTACTACTACCAGTGATAATGCAAGCACTACTACTAGTAGACCTGATAAGGGAGGGTGTGATGCTTAGTTTTAAAGCACTTAACGAGAAAAAAACTAAAGTCAAGATCAATCCTAATCTTAAGGATGTGATGGAGAAATCTGATTGCGAGTGTGATACTCACGAATCTCATGACGAGTGTGGAGATGATTGTAATTGCAATCCAGTATCAGAAGCAAAGAAGAAAGATGATACATACTTAGAGACCGATTTTAAGAAACGCCTGAAAAATAATGAGAAGGCGAGAAAGGAACTTATGAAAGGTCCGCAAATGAAAAATCCGCACTTGGAATCCTATGACAGTCAAGAAGAAGTTTCAGAAGAAAGCACAGAAGAGAGCACTGAAAATTCGATCTTGACCTTTAATAATTTCCAAGAAGCAACTCGTCTCAAGAAAGAGAAGGGTTACGACAAGGGTGGTAGTAAAGATAGAGCACTTAACTTTGTTAAAACTAAGATCCGTAAGGAGATTGGTAAACCAGAAGGACAACGGAAGAAAGTTAAAGGTGCTAAGTCTGATGCTGGTACTGGAAAGTATAAGAAGAGAGCAGACGATAAGAAAGCATATGCTGCTAAGGCAAAGAAGGCAGGGTTTAAATCTACTCAATCATACACTGACACTATGGCAAGGTATGGTGGAGAGTCTAACTACAAAAGAGGTAGAGGACTAGGTTCATGAAAACCTTCAAAGAATTTCAAGAAGGTGCTGCATGGACAAAGAAAGCAGGAAAGAATAAGGAAGGTGGTTTGAATGAGAAAGGTAGGAAGTCTTACGAACGTGAGAATCCTGGTTCTGATTTAAAAGCACCACAACCTGAAGGAGGTTCTAGAAAGAAATCATTCTGTGCTCGTATGGGTGGAATGAAAAAGAAACTTACTAGTTCAAAGACTGCTAACGATCCCGACTCAAGAATTAATAAGGCACTTAGAAAGTGGAAGTGTTAACGCATATATAGAGTACCTATTCGGTACGAAATAATGATTAATTTTTTAATGCCCATTGCGATCAGTATCATCAACAAAGCAGTTGATAAGATACCTGATGATCTTGATTCTGTAATCAAAGACTTTCTAATTAAGTTGCTGAAGAAAGCAGCAGCTAAGACAGGAAATAAAGTAGACGATCAATTAGTAGAGGCTCTACAGAAGGCACTGCTAGAAGGTTAACTTTATAAATACTCATACAGAATATATTCGGAGTAAATTTACCATGCCATTATGGGGAAAAACCGCAGCTTCGGCCACTAACAAGCCCAAATGGCTGCCAGAAGACGAGAATTCAGACTACAATAAGGCAACAGTTTATGCTGACACATCAGGATGGGTTGTAGCACCTGGCACTGCCAACAGTGGTAGTGATAACGTTAACGCACAACCAGAAGTGCTTGCTTGCATTGGTGGTCTATCGACAACTCTTGCTGCACCTACTGTAACTAAGATTCGTATCGTACAATCTTCTATTGCAGCTGGTAGTAGGACAATCACTGCTGAAGTTACATGGGATGAGAAGGTAACAGTTGCTGGATCACCTCAAGTTGTAATCGCTAACGGTAACCAAGGTACAGGTAGTGGTCGTGGACCTCACACTCTTACCTATACTGCAACTGGTTCAACTGCAAACAGGAAGCGTTTCACAGTAGCATCACAAACTGTTGCTGAGAATGATGTATTAACATTAGGTGGAGCAAACGTAACACTTAACAGTGGTACAATTACTGATACAGCAGACGGTTCAACAGCAGCATCACTAGTACTCAGTGGTTTGACAGCAGTTACACTAACAGTTTCAGCATAATAATATATGTTAATTGACGAACTGAATGAATCCAATTACATTCTGTTCGCCATTAAGCATTATGAGAATCCTTCCTCTATGACGAGGGAGGATTTTGATGAAGATATGAAACGCTTCAAGTATCTGAAAAGACTCTTGAAGCGTTATGTGCGAGGAGGTTCTTTAAGAACTCATCTTATTATCAATCATTTAATCATACTTTATAATGTTTTTGGTGAAGCAGCAACTCCCTTGCTCTTTTTTAAGATGGAGAGGGAGTATTGGAGTTTGATAAAAACTCTACTACTTTATTTAAATAAATATCCTATAGGAATGATGCCATCTTTAGAGGTGGATCCTGACTTAGAAGAAGAACTGGAGCAACTCTAATGAACGAAGAAATGATGACAGCGGGAACAGGAGGTTTTAGTGGCAGTGCTACTGCGACTGGACCTAATGCTGGATTCGATCCTGTCATGCGTATGAGAGCAAAGCGTAAAGATTTAAAGAAGTTGGTAGCACCAGGTAATAAGTTATCGGATGGTAAGAAAAAGGTAAAAGAAAGTGTGACTGCAGTAAATAAACTTGCCCCTAAGTCAAGTTTATTTCAATATAAAGTTTCTCTTCCAGAGATAGGATCTACTGTAGTATATGCTAGTAATCCAGCAGAACTAAGACAGAAGTTACGTTTACTTATTAACTACAGATACCGTGGAGATATTACTATTGAAAGAATTTTACCTGGTGATGCTGGTAAGTTCTTTATGGATAAAAGACAGAAGCATTTAAGAAATGTTAAAGAGCAAGCTGATCAGCAGATGAAACAGCAGATGACTCGTCAGCAGATTGGTCTTGAGAAGACTAAATCAAATCAAAAGATTGTTCAAATTAGAAAGGAGTTGCAAAAGAAAACTGCATCTCTTATGAAGAAGCAAAGAGCAGGTGGAGCACAAGCAACTGTTGATAAGTAATGGCTAGGGTTAACGATTCAATACTAGAAAGACTGGAGAGAGTAATAGAAACCCTTCAAGAGAACAATCAAAAGATGGGGCAGATGCTTGCTGTCCATGATGAGAAACTAGACAAACAGGATAGAATCGATGCAGTATTATTTGAGAAAGTTGAATCGCTTCATAGAGAGGTCAACCGTCAGAGTTCGGAGATTAAGGCAGGATGTGAGAGAGATATTCGCAAGGTAGATGAAAGACTCAGGATCATGGAAAAGAAAATGTGGAGCATATTTGGTGCTCTTTCTATTATTTCTGTCATCGTTAGCCCAGTCGGACAGAAAGTAATAAAGAACTTGACAGAATCATCTGCATCTACTATGATAGAGATTCCTATAGTCTCTCAAGTTGTCTGAGTTTGTAGACAATCACTATGTAAGTCTGTTATCTGGTAGACTGGATAAGTTTATCAAGAAGAAAGCAGACCTTTATAACTTCCGTTGCCCTTACTGTGGTGATTCACAGAAACATAAGAACAAGGCAAGGGGGTATTTTTTTCGTGTCAAGGCAGATTTGGTATACAAATGCCATAACTGTGGAGTGGGTAGAACCTTACCAAACTTCTTGAAAGACCAGGCACCAGACCTTCATGATGAGTACATCATGGAGAGATATAAGAATGGAACTACAGGTAAAGGATCTTATGTTCCCAAACCAAAATTTGAAAAACCAGTGTTCAAGAAGCATGGAAATCTAGAAAAGATTTCTAGTCTAAATACTGAACACGCTGCTTATAAGTACATCACAAAACGAGGGTTAGATCCCTCGTTATTTTATTTTACAGACCAATTTTGTACTTGGGTTAATACTCAGAAACCCACTTTCAAAAACATAACCAAGGATCATCCAAGGATCATCATCCCCTTAATTGATAAGGACGGTGAGTGGTTCGGATTCCAAGGTCGTGCATTAAATCCAAAAGATAAGTTACGTTATATAACTGTCATGTTGGATGAAAACAAACCTAAAATTTATGGACTTGAGAGAATTGACACCAACAAAGCAATCTACATCGTTGAAGGACCGTTTGACTCCACGCTCTTGGGTAATTCCGTTGCGATGGCTGGGTCTGACGTTGATTGTAGGACGTATAATTGGAGCGATTATATTTGGGTTTATGATAACGAACCTCGTAACAGAGAAATCGTCAACAGAATCTCCAAGTCAATCGACAGAGGTGATAAAGTAGTGATATGGCCAAATAATATACAGGAAAAGGACATAAACGACATGGCAATAGCTGGACATGATGTCAAATCTTTGGTAGAATTAAACACGTACCACGGATTAGAAGCACAAGTTAAATTAACCGAATGGAAAAAGGTATGACGATTAGCGTTAAGAAAAGAAATGGTGACACCGCTTCTCTAGATTTAGAAAGGGTTCATCATATTGTTGAACATGCTTGCAATGGATTAGCAGGTGTATCTGAGTCAGCAGTTGAAATGAATTCTGGTCTTCAATTCTTTGATGGAATTGAAACTAAAGATATTCAAGAAATTCTTATTCGTTCTGCTAATGATTTAATCACTCTTGATAATCCTAACTATCAATATGTTGCTGCTAGACTTCTTCTGTTTGGATTAAGGAAGTCAGTATATAAAGGACATCCTGATAAGCGTCCTAATCTTAAGGATCATGTACAAAAATGTATAGATCTTAATGTTTATGATAGTGAAATACTACATAAATTTAATGATGAAGAGTGGGAAGTTCTAAATGGTTACATCGATCATGATCGTGACTATTTGTTTACCTATGCTGGAATGCGTCAAGTTTGTGACAAGTATCTAGTACAAGATAGGAGCAGTGGAGAGATCTTTGAGACTCCACAGTTCATGTACATAATGATTTCTGCTACTCTTTTTCAAGACGACGATAAATTCTACAGACTGGAGTATATTAAAAAGTATTATGACGCAATCAGCAAGCACAAAATCAACATCCCAACACCAATCATGGCGGGGGTCAGAACACCCATTCGTCAATTTGCATCTTGTGTTCTGGTTGATGCTGATGACACCCTCGATAGTATCTTTAGCAGTGATATGGCTATTGGCAAATATGTCGCACAACGTGCTGGTATCGGCATTAACGCGGGCAGAATCAGGGGCATCAACAGTAAAATCAGGGGTGGAGAAGTTCAACACACAGGTGTGGTCCCCTTCCTTAAAAAATTT